AATCAGATGTTGCATAACCAGAACCTGTTGGAACAGTAACAGATGAAAATGTTATATATCTCCCAGCTAATAACCCATGACTAGTTTTATTAACTGTAACTGTAGCAGAACCTGTTGATGCGTTAAACGTAGCTCCAGTGACTACATCATTGTCTATAGGACTAATGTCATAAAATCTATTGTTAGAGTATAAAAATAAACCCTGTGAAGTTCCAATCGCTACATACTTTTCTCCTTTAATAGAAGTAAAGGCATGTTGAGTTCTCGCTACTCCAGGTAGTGTATGATTTGAACTAGTAAGCTGACTCCAACCACCTATTTTTTCAGGTAGTCCGTATCTAAATCTAACAAAATCACCATCAACCCACTGAGATTCAGCCCCTGAGTCAGTTACTTGTTTATTAAAACCGGGTTTAAAATTAAGTTTTTGTAGCATACTTTAAAATATACCAGATTATGTGTTATAGCAAGATTTGTTATCTTGCAGTACCAGCTACTCCAGAGCTTGTTACAAATGGATTTTCTGCAAATGCCATAATTAAATAAGTTGAACCATTACCGTTTCTTGATCCAAGAGTGGATCTTATTTTAAGACCATTACTTAAAAAATCACAAAGTGTATCAGATCCTTCAGCAATGCTCGATTGCGGAAATAAAGGAGTGTCACATGGATTTATTGGGTCTCTTTTATTATCATGAACATGCCAACCATTACTGTTATTCATGCCCTTATGTATAACCCAAGCTGGTTTAAATCCTGTGTAGATAAATGGTCCATCGCTATTACCGTTACCAGTATATTGTGTCATTTTTGAATAACCTTTAACACTATTAAACACATAACCAACATAATCTTTTCCTGACATATTTACTGCATCACTGCTTCCAAGATTTAAAACTGTTGAAGATGGAACACTTGTATATCTAGTTGAGCCATTATTATTTACAGCATCGGATCTATTTAAATCTATAAATTTTCCTGCACCTATAGCAGTATGAAACGTACACCAACTTTGAACACTTTGAGTTCTTTGTTTTATAATAACCATTTCTGGTGCAGAATTTAAGCCGTGACCTACAGTGGCATTACTTCCTGTTCCTGTGTATGTAACAATACTAAATCCAGCAGTAGTGTTTGCAGATACAGTAGAGGAGATTGAACCATCGGAGTTTGATGCAGTTGTGTTTGAGGCTAACCAATTCCAACTAACGTAAGTATCATTTGTATCGTTTACAGCATTATTAGAATCAAGACTAAACCCGTCTGAATCAAAAGATGTTAAAGTAGCAGTATTAGTTGCTTCTGCATCTGTCGTATTTGCAGCCAGTAATTTTGTTGCACCACGAACACTATCAAATACTCTATGGTTTTTAGTATTGTTTCTTTCTTTAATCCAAACCCAATCAGGTTGAAATCCAACTCCTGTTATAGATTGTGTTGAACCATTACCTGTATAAAGTTTAGTATTAAAATAATCTTCTGGTTTATCTATTGTTGTATAAGCCATTATCCATACTCCGCTAAGTTTTTAGTGTTAATTGCATGGTATCCTGATGGTACAGCATATTCAAAATTACCATAACCCTCTGAATCTGAATTACTTGATGAAATTGAAAATGCTGGATTACCAAAGTTTGCTTTTATAGTAGGAGTTTTACTACTAAAATTATCTCCGACTATTATCATTAATTCTCCAGATAAATTACTAAATGCTGGATTAGCGCCTGTCGCTGGATTACCGGAATTTCCATAAGTACCATTTAAAGCCCACCAAATTTTACTGTTATCCATATCAATAGCTATAGAAATAATATCATCATCAGAAAAAGCCGTACCAAAATAAGCAGTAGAACCATTATTTCGTACGGTTCCATCATCTCCTCTAACTATCCAACAATTTGAATTTCCACTCGTATCTATTCCTGAATTTGTAAAACTTAAACTTGATGTAGCCACACCTACATAAATACCAACTGCGTCATTAGTTGCTTTAAATTCTGCATACCATTTGCCTGAATCAAATGCAAAAGTTGAAGCAGCAGTTGTGTCACTACCACTTGTAGCACTTGAAGCAACAACTGTATTTGCCTCTGAATAAGTTAATTGATTTTGCCTACCGATTCCAAAAATAGAATTGTAAGTTGCAAAATTATTAGTTGGTGTATCAGTAACTTGATCAATAGATGTTAAATTGTTCACAGTAAAATTATTTCCATTTCCTGAACTATCAAGTCCTAAATTACTTGAATCTTTATACTCCATCCAAAACCCATCATTTCCAAAAGTTAAACCAGATGGGTTTATTGGTTTCCATATTCCGCTATCTGCATCGAACTCTCCAAAATTATCAGGATCTAATGCCTGCCCATCAATAGCTATTGTTTGACACTGATAACCATCAAAATAAAAACTTGTATGACCAGCTCTACCAATATGAAATGTTTTTGAAGAATTAAAAAAACAAGTATCATAATTTTGAGAGCCATCGTTTGTATGTGAAAATTCAGTTTCTTGAACTCCATTAATAAAAACTTTCATTCTATCTGAACCAGTAGAAAGAGTTGTATCTACTTGTACATGAATATTATACCATGCTGTTATATCCCTAAATTTTCTTCTTAAAGTTCTTGTTATTCTAGTGCTTGAACCATCAAAATCGTCTATATGTAAAGTATCTGTACTACTTTCAAATTCAGCAAACGCATAAGCTGCTGTGCTTGAAGGATTAATTACACCGTATACCCTTTGTCTAGTTCCTAAATGTGATCTTTTAACCCAACCATTAAATGTATATTTTTTTCTATCTGTAGGAGTTCCGTTTGCTCTACTAAGGTTATCAGAGCTACCATCATTAAATCTTAAACCATTATCAACATCATAGCCGCTTGCCGATTGGTTTCCTCCAACTATTAACACGTTAGATTACCTCCTCTGGCCACTCTCCTAAAGGTCTTGTAAAACTTCCGTCTGCTTGTTCTGTATATTCGTATAAAGTTTTTAATGCATCAACATCAGCTGCATTATCTATCGCAGTTTCCATTTCATTAGATCTAGTTCTAACTGCTGCTCTATAGGTTGTAATATCTGCAGGCACATTATAGTCAGCAACCTCTGCTGCCTTAACTACATACCAATCAGTAGGTGTTAATAATGATGCTGCTTCATTTTTTACAATTCTTTTTTTAACAGTTTTCAAACCATAGTTAATTAATTGATTTCCATCTTCATCCAATATAGGTTGGTTATTTTCATCTACTACATTTTCATCTGTTAATCTTCTAGCAGTTGCAGTTCCCCAAGATTCTATAGCCTGATTATTTTCAAACGTAATTGTTGAATTACTATTATTATAATATGCCGGGTCTTTGTAATTAGTTGAATCAGTTATAACTTCATATATACCAATGGCTTCTTTTTCTTCTTTGGTCCATTTAGTAAATATATCTTTTGGATATTGTGTATCATTCAACACAAATCCTTTTCCATAATTAAATGTTTTTGTTATTGCATTATTTTCTACAAGTACATACATAATTTTCTCCTAACTTAATACTAAATTCAAATTTCTTCCAACCTCTAAATACTTTGTACCATTATATCTAAAAACAAACAAGTCTCCTTTATTGGCTGTTGTTGTTAGAGTTGGTGCGGAGTCTCCAGTAAACTCATAAACATCATTAAAAGTTAATGTTCTTGAACCTGTACCATCCTGTATTACCAGTAAAGACACAAATTGTCCAGTGGCTCCTCCCGTTGGAGCTGCGAGTGTTCTGTTGCCTCCTAAAGTTACTTTTGCAACAGGTGATGTATTTACAGTCCAATTTATAGTCGCTCCATCGGTTAAAGTAGCTTCAGTATTATAGGCTGCATTTTGTAACCTAATTAATCCTGTTCCTTTTGTACTAATATCTATTCCAACATTAGAATCATCTCCTGTAGCTGAAATAGCCGGATTGTTTCCAGTTGCAGCATTTGTCATTTCAAAATAATTAACTGCAGAAGTAGTTTTTTGAAAAATTAATTGCTCATTACTTGAGTCATCTTTAATTCCAGTTTCATCGTCAAATTTTATATTAAAAGAATTGGTGTCTAAATCTTCTCCTAAAACACCAGAAATTAATCCTGTATCCACAACATTTGTACCATCAGAGTAAACTATTTTTGTTGATTTATCTGTTGATCCCCATGTAACACCTGTTCCAGAACTTGTTTTAAAAGTTACAGTATGCGCCCCTGTAGTTGCATTATCTATAATATAAGATTTTTCTATTGAATCCGGTATGGTTACATTAACATTACCAGATATAGTTCCTGTTAGTTTTAAAACTTGATTTTTACCGTTTGATAAAACACCGTTAGAAAAAGTTAAGGTTGCACCCGAAGTAATTCCAACCGCATCATATCCTCCAATAGCTTGCTCTAAAATTAATAAATTTGTATTAGTAAACTGTCCCCAAGTTCCTGAATTTTCACCTGTTGCTTGGACAGTTAATTTTAAATTAGCTGAAGTTGAATTTGCCATATTTTAATTCCTAAATATTTTATTATATTTATATTTTTACCCTA